AAATTCAATGACTTAATCCAAAAAGCTATTGAGGATGAAACCTATATTGATAGCTATTATGAATGGGAAAGCTACGATAAAAATTATAGTTTTCCTGTTTATAGATTACATGTAGGGAGTCAAATATTTGTATGGAAAATCCCAATGACAAAAGAAAAATACGATAAAAAAGAAATGAAGTTGGAGAAAATGATAAGGGAATATATTATTGAATCCATATATTTAAATGGAAAATATTCTGACCATGAAGCAATTAAAACAAGAATGGGAACACCGAGAAAAAAATGGAATGGTCGCAAATTTAAATCAAAGGCAGTAAGTAATGAAGGTAATTTTTAAAATCTTACTGTGTAAGAAAAAAAATTTTTTACTTGACAAAGTAGAAAAACTATGCTAACAATTTATTATATAAATGAAAGGACATATAATGAGTAAAGTAGAAACAATATCAGTTGAAGAAAATACAGTCGATAAAGAATTGGTATCTTTGATTGATAAAAATATTGTTGAGATTAGAAAAGCAGAAAATTCTACATCAACAATTAATCTTATGGGTTATATATCAAACAATGTATTCCCTAAGTTTAAAAACAAAGACAAAGACAAAGAGATAAAAGCAGTTAGGAAATATATCTTAGCTAGTTATCCATTTGATGATACACTAGGTATTACTAGAAATGCATACGATACTATGAATAGTAGAATATCTAGAGGTGGTCAATTAGTTTTTCACAAACGTATTACAATAACAGGGGATAAACTAAAAGACAAGAAAGGCAATAGACTTATCATATCTAAAGTTGAGGATATGCATAATAAGTTTATTAACAAACCTATAAAAGATAAACCTAGTATTGAGATTGAACAGGCTGAAATTTCTCCACCACCTACGGTAGAAGAAAGCAATCACAAGCCCGAACAATATGTAGAATTTAATAGTAATGACGAAAGAGTTGAAGAAACTATTAACTACATTAATTCACTACTGAATCTGACCGAAACAGATTTTGATACTCTACTATCAGATAGAAACCTAAATGAATATATGAGGGAAAATATTAAACAGATAGAGCATAGACTATCAAAGCTATTGGGTTTAGGTAAAACTAAAAGTAAAAAAGTTGCGTAATCAATCTGACTTAGGGCAGGGGGTTATACCCCTGTCTAATTATAGAAAGGACTAACAATGACAACAGATGAACGAGCCTACAATATAACCGATAGAATATTTTGGATAATGATTGAGAATACACATCCAAGTAATCTCGGTGATTACATAGAGCCTGACCCTGATAATCCTGAAGGAACAAGAAACACAGAAAGAGGTCAAGAACTATTTGATGAACTAGAGAGATTTGTGAAAGGAACACTATAATGAAAAAAAAATTATACGTTATACATTACAATGATTGTTATGGTTCAGGTGGACAATCAACCTTGGAAGACGTAACGGAGTTAGAGCCTAAAGAGTGGCTGAAAAAACATAACGAAGATAGAGAATACGAGGGCAATGAACCTGAGGGTATGGAAGAATTTGATTTTGAAGAGGTGGAGGTAAATATTACGATATGAGTTGTATACATAACGAAAGACTATTAGAACAATGGTATGAAGAAGCATTAGCAGAAACATTAAAAGAATATAAAGATGTAGCTAAAGCAGAAGAAGAAGCAGAAAAAATAGCGAGAGAAAGATTAGAAAGGGAAGGTCAATGATAGATAAATTAAAGACAATACAATATACTTTAAGAGATACAGAAAAGTATTTAGTAGGTATTATAAAATATGATTGGATGAAGACACATCCACATTTTGAGTATAATCAAAAGCAAGTGTTAGCTGACATAATAAAAACTTTAATGAACAAACAAGAGGAATTAGCTAGATTAATAAATGAATTAAAAGGGAGTAGATAATGGCAACGGCAAGTGAACTACAAGAACAATTAAAAAAAGCAAAAAGAGAACTAAGAGAGATAAGAGAAGAAGTAAAAGAACTAAGGATAAGAGAAAAATTATACTTAGAAAGATTAGATAATTGGGCAGAAAAAAATCAATATTTAAATAATAAAATATCTAATATGACAATGGATGAGGTGGCTCAAATGCAAAAGGCAAAAGCAGAATATAACGAAAAGTATCTTAAAGACAAAGAGGTTGCTGAAGCATTTGACAAACAGGCTCAAGTTAAATTAGGTAGTTTGGGAGGGGAGTAATGGCAGTCTACTATATAGATGAATATATAGAATATGCAAAAGAGAAGGCAAAAGAAGCTAAGATGAAATGGATTAATGGTGAGGAATGGAATGATGAAGAATACGAAAAACTTAAATTCCTAGAAGCTAGTCTAGAACATTTAGTAGAGATGAAAAAGCATGGGCAAGTATTTTATACCGACTTTTAACCCCATAGAAAGACACATGAGGGTCTTTAAAACCCTCTGTATGTATCTTAAAATAGGAAAAAATCAGCTACTATGCGACTTTTTCAAGCTTTTTTGCTTTAAATTGTTCGTAAGCCCACTGCCTGTCATCAGGTTTGAATTCGACTTCAACAAATTTTCTGAGACCATTTTCATTGACACTATGCTTATAAAACATATTAAGAAAAAAGCTGATAGATTTCTGAGTAATACCAAAAGCATTCATAATTTCACCTCCATTCAATATATAAATATACTGTATATTGGCAAAAATACTAGTGTTTTTTCAACAAGGCAGGTGTGACAGTTTTGTACATTTTTTACTTGACAAATACAAAAAAATATGTAAAGGTGTACAAATGATAAGGGATAGTTTTATTAACAATTTAATAAAGAAAGGAATCCAAGTTTGTGTGTATATCGAAACCTTACTATCCCTTATCGAAATAAAGAAAGGAAAATATAAATGACAGAAAAAAGAAAAGTAGAATGTCCTGAATGTGAAGGGAAAGGTAGAATACCCGTATGCCCTGAACCTAGGTATGATGAATGGGAAGAATGTCCTGTTTGTGAAGGTCATGGGAGTTGGTTAGAGGAAGTTAATTTTGAAGATGAAAAGTATTTGATTGATGATGAATACTTAGAAACAATGAAGAGAGATATAGAAGATACTCTAATTGAACAAGTTAGAAAAGAAAGGATATTATAATGGATAAGAAAAATTATGTAGTCTATGTGACAGAAACAAAAACTAAAAAGTATTTTATCAGTGCTAAATCAGAGCAAGAAGCAAAAGAAAAATATTTATTAGAAGGGTTAACATCATCTGTGTATGACAAAGACAATGATAGAAAAATAATTTATGTAGGTTTAGCTAATGAAGAGCAAGAAAAATCTTCTACAGATAATTTTAAGTATGTGTATTGACCCACCCACAGAGAATCATATGTTAACATATTTTAATCAGTTTGTCAACAACAATTTTTTTCTTGACAAGTTTATAAAAAAGTGTATAGTATACTGACAATGGATTACCAACATCAATTAGATATGATTAAAACCTTAGTGGCCCATAAAGGTAGTAGTTATAGAGGTGATTGTTTATTCTGTCTAAATAGAAATACATTATCAGCTAAAAATGAAAATGGAAAGATTACATGGAAGTGTTTTCATTCTAGTTGCGAAGCTAAAGGTATAGCTGATAATGGTGTAACTGTAGATGATTTACAAAACTTTATGGATAGTAAGCGAGTTTTTGGTGGTTTCTCTCGCTCCTCCTTTACGATTCCAAAAGAATTTGTTACTGTCTATGGTAACAATAAAGCTAGAGATTATATATCTCGGTATCAATTAGAAGATACTGAGGCTCGGCTAATGTATGATGTCAAGCAAGATAGAGTAGTTTTTCTCATCGAGGAAAATGGTGAAGTTGTAGGTGCGATAGGTCGTGCCTTGGCTGATGACACAGTTCCAAAATGGTATAAATATAATTCATGTCATTTACCCTTCGTGGCAGGAACAAATAAATATATCGGTGTAGTAGTTGAGGACTGTGTCTCAGCCTGTAAAGTGGCACTAGCTAATCTAACAGGGATTGCTATTATGGGTACAAGTATCAAGGAAGAGTATGTATCACCAATAGCTAGTATTATAGAGAGATGTTTTGTTTGTTTAGACAAAGACGCAACAGAAAAAAGTTTCAAGATAAAAGATACATTGTCTTATCATGTTCCTACTTATGTAGAAATGATAGATAAAGATTTAAAGTATTATAGTATAGATGAATTAAAAGAATGGAGTAAAAAATTATGCGAGACTTTATAGCATTAATGTTTTCTATTGTTATAGTGTTGTCATTTATTTTTTATGTAGTGATGAATTTACCTAGTCCTTATGCACAATAATACAAAAGGTAGATTCTCTACTTCTGAAAAAAATAAGAAGTTTTGGAAGACTTGGGATAGTGCAGTTAACACTATGGAAAAACAATTAAATCCTGAATCTTCTATATATAAGCATAGAAATAGTTTGATTGATAAAGTAAAATTAACTAATAGAGAAGCACAAAACTATGAAATGAAAGTTTTTAATTGTGACAAAGCCACAAAAAAAATGTACGAAGAATATTACAAAAACAATAAATATACATAGAAAGGAAAACATGGGATTGTTTAATAAAAAAGATAAATATTTAGTAGACATAATGGGAGTATCTACCATAGTTACAGTAAGTAAAGAAAGGTATGATGACATATATAATGAACCGACTATAATGTATTCAGTCACATATGAAAATAAATCTTTACATGACTTAGAGGATGACACTAAATCTTTTGAAGAGAATAGAAAATGCGAAACTAGTGGTGTTAACATAGTATCAGGCAAAAGAAAAAAAGAATATCAGCTACCTTTTAGTGATACAGGTTATCGTTCTGACTTTGGTAATATGGTTAAATATGATAATACTTATACAAATGAGAATGCTATTTTAGATTCGTCATTATATCTTTTAAAAGAAGTAGGAATACACAGAGAGAAATATTTTGATACAGAAACTTTTGAAGACAAACCTATAGTTAGTGTGGTGAATAAGATATGAGAATATTATTTTTTTTATTATTAATTAGTTCTTGTTCATTTTCTATAGATAGAGACAAGCATAAAGATAAAATTATTATAGAAGAGTTAGAGCCAATACAAAATACAAAATTAAATTGTGATACAGATAATCTAACTAAATTAGAAGTTAAATTATTAAATCTTACATGTGTAAGATAGAAAGGGTAACATGGAAGACGGTAATTTAAAACTATATGTTTTAAAAATAATATTAAAAAGAAAAGTATTTGATAGAGTAAAAAAGATTGTATCGGATTCTTTCTTTACAAATGGTGGTAATGATATTTACAAAGCCATCTGTAAAATATACGAAGACAATCCCGGGATTGAATCTATAAGCATAGATGATTTAAGAATAAGTTATTTTGAAACTTACTTTGCCAATCAAAGTTTTCAAGCACAAAAGAATATAAAAAATCTAATTAGCAGAATACAACAGATTCAAGATATGAATGACGGTGTTGTAGAAAATGCTATCAAGAGTATGTACAAATCATCAAAGGCTGATGAGATGTCTAAGCTTTGTATAGCTATAGGTAATAATCCTAGTCAGCACAGTTTTAAAGAGATACAAAGATTTTTAGAAACTATTGATGAGGAATACTTTGATACAGTTGATGATACTTCTGTCACTAGAGATGTTGATGAAATTATAGAAGCAGTCAACCAACAAAGAGAATACAAGTTTAATATACATGCACTACAAAATGCTACTGAGGGTATTGGTAAAGGTAATTTTATGATTGTCTTTGCTAGACCTGAGAGTGGCAAAACTGCCTTTTGGGTTAGCATGGTAGCAAACGAGGGAGGATTCGCATGGCAAAAAAAGAATGTTCACATATTTTGCAACGAAGAACCTGCTATCCGAACACAAATGAGAATGTTAAATGCATGTAGTAATCTAACCAAAAGGCAGATATTAAATGGTAGCAGACAATTAGCTAAAGATAAATGGAAAGAGATAGAATCATATATCTATACTCACGATAGTGTTGACATGAATATGGAAGACCTAAATACATATTGTAAAGAACACGATGTCGATATTTTAATTATAGACCAATTAGACAAAGTTAATGTGACAGGTAAATATAATTCATCACATGAGAAGTTAGGTGAAGTATATCGACAGGCTAGAGAGATTGCCAAAAGACACGATGTATTTGTAATAGGTTTATCTCAAGCTTCAGCAGAAGCACATGGTAGAGAGCGATTAAGTTTTAATGTCATGGCTAATTCTAAGACAGGCAAGGCTGCTGAAGCAGATGTAATTGTAGGCATAGGAAAATTAGACGAAGGTGGGGAAGACCCTACCCAAGCTTGTGTTAGACAAGTAACAATTTCAAAGAATAAATTAACAGGTGACCATAGTGAGTTTCAAGTACAGTTGATTCCCACATTGTCACAGTTCACTTCATTTACATAGAAAGGGGAATAAGTGATAACAACATTAGATATAGAAACAACAGTAAGTAAAGAGGGTGACCCGTCACCTTTCAATCCTGAGAATAGATTAGTTAGTATAGGAATTAATGATGAGTATTATTTTTTCTATCACAAGGATGTTAATGATGTAGAAAAGATAAAAGAAAATAAAGATAAGGTTCAAAAAATATTAGATGAATCTACATTAGTAATTGGACACAATCTAAAATTTGATATGTCTTGGATGTATGAGTTTGGTTTTACATACAATGGTAAACTATATGATACGATGTTAGCAGAATATATTATCATGAGAGGTAATAAAGATAAATCATTATCTCTAAAAGAATGTTGCAGAAGACATAACATTAGTTTAAAATCAGATATCCTAGCTACCTACATGGAAGACGGATATGGTGTTGATGAAATACCTTTAGAACATTTAGAATCTTATGGCAGACAAGATGTTAAAATTACAAAAGAACTATATCTTACACAAGTAAGATTTTATAACTTACCTGCAAACAAAGGTTTAATACCTACTAGAGATTTAATGAATGATTTTCTACAAGTATTAATAAACATGGAATGTAATGGTAACTATATTAATACAGAGGATTTACAGGCCGTAGAAAAAGAACTAACACAAGAATACTATAAGTTAAAAAATAAAATTGATAAGATAATATTTCAAGTTATGGGTGATACAAAAATTAATCTGTCATCCACAGAGGACTTATCTAAAGTTATTTATTCTAAACAAGTTCAAGATAAAAGTCTTTGGTCTAGTATGTTTAACATAGGTATTGATAAGAGAACTAATAAGCCTAAAAAAAGACCAATGATGACTGATAAACAATTCCAAGGCATAGTTCAAAAATATACAGACCCTGTCTTTAAAACTATTGCGACACAATGTAACACCTGTAAAGGGGTTGGGTACATAAGAAAAACAAACAAAGACGGAAACCCTTCTAAGATGTTAAACATCTGTCCAAAATGTAAGAAGGAAGGGGTTATTTATACAGACACAGAAGCTAGGGCAGGTTTTAATTGGAAGGCGAACAGTGTTCAAGATGTCGCACAAGGCGGTTTTAAAACAGATAAAGAAACATTGAGCAGAATAAGTGTGTATGCAGAAGGCACATTAAAAGAATTTGTCGATAGTATTGTTAGGTATGGTGCTATAGAAACTTATCTTAATACTTTTATAACAGGTATCAGGGATAATACAAATCATGATTTTCTATTGCACCCCTCTTTTAATCAGCATGTAACTATGACAGGTAGATTATCTTCATCAAAACCTAATTTCCAAAACATGCCAAGAGGTGATAAGTTTCCTATCAAGAAAGCTATTCAATCTAGGTTTGACAATGGTGAGATAATAGAGGTTGATTTCGCACAATTAGAATTTAGAGTCGCAGCTTTTCTATCACAAGATAAACAAGCGATGAGTGATATACAGAATGGTGTTGATGTTCATCAAATTACTGCAGACATCATAGGTTGCGATAGACAAAACGCAAAAGCCCATACATTCAAACCTTTGTATGGTGGGATGATGGGCAAGAAAAAAGAAAGGGAATACTATGAAACATTTTTAAAGAAGTATAAACAGATTGCAGATTGGCACAGGCATTTACAAGAGAGAGCCTTTAAGAGTAAAATAGTAAAGCTACCTAGCGGTAGAGAATATTATTTTCCGGATATAAAAAGAGGTTGGAGTAGAACTAAAAATGAATACTACTATAGTCATTCTACCCTGGTTAAAAACTATCCTGTTCAAGGATTTGCCACTGCTGATATTGTTCCCATAGCATGTTATAATGTTTGGGAGTTACTGAAAAAAAGAAATATGAAAAGTTTATTGATTAACACTGTGCATGACTCTGTAATATTAGATGCTCATCCTGATGAAATACATCATGTGATTAGTATTATAAAGACCGCTTTTACTAATGTAAAAGATTCTTTACTACAGAGATATGATTGTGAGTTAAATGTTCCGCTAGATTTTGAAATAAAAAAAGGTAGAAATTGGCTTGACTTATCCACAGTTATATGATATAATAAACCAACAAATAGGAGGCATTATATGTCAAATGAACTAATATCGGATATAGATAATATGTCCAACGATAAATTGATGGCGATGATAGGTCAGGATATAGAGTCAGGTGGCTCTTCCCTATCTAGATTGTCTATCAATTACGATACCGAAGATAGCGAAGGCAATCTTATAAAACGAGGGCTATATAAAATAGATAGTCAGCAACATGGTCTTGTCTTTGCAGAGAAAGTTTCTTTTAGACCTTTCTTAAATACTTTTCAATACAATAAGTATGATGAAGAGAATGAAGATAACAATTATAAATCTGTTATGTTTACAAGTTGGTCAGACGCAAAGCCTGATACAAATGGTACTGATGCATGTGGAAGTGTACCTAAAGCACAAAGAGATGACTTAGACCCTGCTTCTAAAATAGAGCAAGATAAAGTTACTTGTTATAGAAATGTGTTTGGTGTTGTTTCTGCAAAAGGTAAAACATCAAAAGGTCAAGATGTGACAATCACAGACGAGCCTGTACTATACAGAGTTAGAGGTGTTAACTTCCTACCGATAGGTGACCAATTAAAAAGTCTATCTAAAAGAAATAAGATAATGTATAATACTGTATTAGATTTTAATGGTACAGAAAAACATACCAAAGGTAGTGTCACTTACTTCGTGGCAAAAATCAAAGACTCAAACAAAGATGTAAAGTTTTCTGATTCTGATAAAGTAATACTAAAAGACTTTTTAGATTATGTAAAACAAGAAAACGATTATGTCAAAGAAGAACATGCAAAAGCAAAAAAGAGTGAAGTTACGGCAGAGGATGTTCTTGATGATGAAATAATGAAAGAGATTTCTTCTTGACTTTCTTAGAAGAAGTTAAATCATTTTTAGCACAGGCTCAAAGAGAGCCTGTCGCTATACCTAAAAATATTATAGAAAAGTTTAAACAGGAATGTGAACAAGCTGTAAGGAAACAGTTTACGGACAAAAGAGAATCAAGTTTTAGAATACGAATGTCTAACATTGGCAAACCTTTATGTCAATTACAAATGGATAAAAAGTATTCAGGAAAAGAAAGTGTGCAGTCTTATGAAAATTATAATTTTAAATTAAGAAATTTATTTGGAGATATAATAGAGGCTGTTGTTGTTATGCTACTAAGAACAGTAAAAGCAAAGATAAATGGAATTCAAGGTGACGTTAAATTAAGTACTGAATTTTTTGATATGAAAGGCACATATGATATTATTATAGACGATAAAGTTTATGATATTAAATCTGCGTCACCTTTTGCCTTTGAGAAAAAATTTGGGGAAAGTGGTGGTGGCTTCCACAAAATTGCTGAAGACGATGTCTTCGGATATCTATCCCAAGGATATCTGTATTCGGAAGCCACAGGTAAACCTTTTGGTGGTTGGATTGTTGTTAATAAAGCCACAGGTGAAATGCTAGTTAGCGAACCCCCCGAAGATGATTCTGAATATAGAAAGAAAGCATTAGAGAAAGTTCATACAAATGTTAAAGCATTAATGGAAGACGCACCGTTTGAAAGGTGCTATGAATTAGAAGAAGAGTCTTTCTATCAAAAGAAAACAGGTAATAAAGTTTTGTCTACCGTTTGCTCATACTGTCCATACAAGCATAAATGTTGGGGTGATAATATTGAGTACTTGCCCCAACAACAATCTAAAGCTAGAAATCCTAAATACTATTGGTATGCTGAAGTAAATAATCCAAAGGAAATTATTAGTGCCTAAAAAAATTAGTTTAGGTAAAGATAGTATTATCATAGCAGTTAAACCTTTCGGTGATGAAAAGTTTATTTGTGGTCTGGATAGGAATTATAAAAGAGATAGTAAGGAAAAAGAAATATGCTATGCGGTAGCATTAGGGCTATGTCAAATAGCATTGGATGACCCTGACATGGTTTACGATATAGGGTTGAGTGTGATGAAAATAGAGGAAATGGAAAATGGAAAAGCTAATATTATAAATATAAATGACTGGAGAAAAAAATTAAACTAATGGAAAATAGATTTGAATATATAAAAGGAAGAAAAAAAGAGGGCGATAGGATTATTAAATTTAATGGTGTTGCTGTTAAGTTTGAAGATGTTGCAAAGATGTGTATATTTTTTATGAATAATGAAGATATATTATATCCCCCTGAACAGGGTTTTAAAGGTGCTGAAATGTTTAAGGATTATATTAAAGATGTTTTAGAAACTAGAGAAATACCTACTGATAGTAAATATAAAATTAAAAAAAATAAATTAACAAAAATATCTGATGAGGGTATGATAACTGATTTGAGATATGCGAATACTTAAAGACCCATTCACAGGAGACTTGCTTTTATCTCTAGATACATTTGAGTCTAAGCAAGTTAAGGATAAAGGATATGTAAGAATATCCACTAAAGGAAATTTTTTTGGCTACTTAAAAATATTATATGATGATTTATCTGAAATTATTACAGAAGAGTTAAGAAATATACAATTAAAAAAAACATTTGGAGAAACAAAAAATGCAAAAATACGAAATAAGTCAAAAGCTAATACAGTCAATAGTTAATTTTTTATCCACACTTCCGTGGAATCAAGTCAATCAAATACTAGGCTCTATTGCTGCAGAGGTACAGGAAAATGAAAATTCAAAGAAAGAATCTGATAAGAAGAAAATATGATTTTCTAATTGATATAGGTAAGTTTAATGTGGGGATTAATAGAGACTTTGAATTAGTTCTAGACTATGGAACAGTCAATCATAAAATATTATATGATACTCTAAGAAAAAAATATCCTAATTATAAACACAGTAATATCCTTGTATCTCTTACTCAAGAGACTAAATTCATGTTTGAAGAATTATCAGAAGACCTAACTAAATTTATTAACAGTATTAATTAATATTAACTCCTGCTCTTCTAGCAGCTATATCCGCCATACCAACTGAACCTTTATATTCTAAAGGTTCTGGTTCTATTTTGGTAGTGTCTACTATAGGTTTAGTTTCTTCTTCTCTTTGTCTTTCAGCAGTTTCAAATAGGTCTCTTTCTCTTTGTCTTCTTTTAACTAGACCCTTTAAAATTTTACCTTCATCTCCTGATTTATCTTTTACAAAACCTATTGTAGAATCAAAAGCTTCTTTCTTAAATGTATCTATATCTCCTACCGCTAAACCTTCTCTATATGCTTTACTATTTAAGAATCTATTTTGCCCTATGTTATAAACTAAAGAAACTAAAGCTGCCTTTTGATTATTATCTAAGCTATTAGCAATTCTTTTACCTGTCGTATCTTCTAGCCTGTTAACAAAATCTATATCCTTTTGTATTCTTTCTTTAAATTGTAATTGCATTTCCGGAATAGTTTTAGCAGGAATAACTCCATCAGGATTATCATTAGTCTTTACCTCTAAACCAAATGCATATGTATCATTACCTGACTCATCTTCATAAATACCTAATAAAGGTATTGGCTTAGTTTTTAAATTTGGGATATAAGTGCTATTAGGGTCATACCTTTTTGCTGATAATATTGCATTATATAATGCCTCATTTTCTTGTTGTGCTATAAATGTAAATGCTATGTCTAATACTGTTCCTAAATCTTTTACTGGTTGCTGACTCATTTTTTTACTAGGCTTCCTCCAAAATATAATCCCACGATAGCTGACATTAAATGTGTATCGAGAGGTGTTATCACTAAACCTAAGAACTCTTTGTCCATAAGTATTTCTTTCTTCTCTATCAAGAATAAGAATCCTTGAGTAAATTCTGTCCATGTCAATATCACTGGAGTATCGAATAGAACTGGCACTAGCTTGGGCCATGCTATAATAAAAAAAACTGCAGTCAA